ATGAGTACAGTAGTTGACGACAGGCTTGGAAGGACAATATACGCAGATAATATCAAGTTGGTGAAGGGCGTTTCAAGGAAGACACCTTCGTCTTCGCTTGAGCGTGCGGGCCTTCAGATTCTTGCAGTTGACCGTAGTGACCTGTATTCACAGCTCCGCTTGATGGGTTCCGACAACATCATCACACCTCTGGAGAAGAAGGCACTTGAGCGTGAATGGATCAGTCTCAACTCTTCCCTAGCTTCCACCATCCAGAAGATCGGTGAGTACGATATCAGTGAAGATACTACCACGCTTGCGATGTACGAAGCATTCCACGCTCTTGAGGCCTTCCTTGCAATTGTCCTTGACCTTACCAAGATGGAGTCGAATACCGACATAACCAACCTTGGCGGTATCAAGGACTTTTTCCAAGCCTACTATGACAGCAAGACTATTGTTGATGAGCGCATCTTCAGACTTGAGACCGGGTTGCTCAGTGGTCTTGATTACAGGACCAAGTACACCGTAGTCATCAACAGTTCCACCGGGGCATTCGCTCCTGCTGATGGTTCGGATACCACCCTCAGAGCTTCTGTCCACCATGAGGGTGTGGATGTAACAGACAACTATCTTGATATTGATTTCACGTGGCACAGGATCACCGAAGACAGGACACTGGATGCTTCCTGGAGATTAGGCAATGACCTTTCGGGGAAGACCCTCACCATCAACAAAGACGACCTCATTTCCAAAGCAGCTACATTCGGCTGCACCTTCAAACATTTTTACAGCGACACCATGTATTTCCAGAGTGTTGGTCATATCAGTCTTTCGGAAGAAATCCCCGCTGAGGATGCTATCTCTGTGCAGATATTCTCCTCCAATGGGGACACCTTCAGATCGGGACAATGCTACACGACCATGACCGCAATCGTGTGGCAAGGCAAAGAGGATATCACTCACACGCTGGACGAATCGAGATTCAACTGGAGCCGAAACAGTGGGGACCCCATCGCTGATGAGCAGTGGAACACCTCAAGCAAGGCCGTTGGACGGAAGAGTATTCTGCTCACTCCCGATGATGTAAGCAGTCGCTCTGTCTTTGTATGTGACGTTGACCTATAGGAGAAAAAGGATATGGCGAAAGCTTCAGGCTCTTTTACAATCATGGACTACAACGATGGGATTACTCTGCTTGGAAGCATTGAGGCAAACCATCCTCGTACCGTCCTGTATGATACCGCTACCCAGACATACAATCCGTCATGGGCAACCACCGCTCTCTCTCTTACCCCCAAGCTGACCAAAGCCGGGAGTGCTACCGATCTTGTAGCAACCCTTGTATCTGGTGCCTGGAAGAGGCGTATTTCGGGAGGTAGTTGGACTGATGTGGTGACTGGCACCAATGGGGAAACCATTGCTGCTTCCACCAAGATTCTCACCGTCAACCAGGACAAGATGACAGGGAGTATCTGGCAGGTCGAGTACAAGTTCGTTGCTGTCTACCACGATCCCATTCTCAATATCGATCTCACCTATGAGATGGTCATCTCTTTCAACCGGGTAGCGAACGGTACCTCCTTCGTTGTTGCAAGGGCTTTTGCTCCTTCTGGCAACCAGTTCAAGAACAGCCTCCCTGCAAGCCTTCCCATCAAGGCAGAGCTTCTCAGAGGGACTACCGCTGATACCACCAGTCTCACCTATGTTTGGGAGAAGACCACCAATGGTTCCACTTGGACCGTGGTATCCGGGCAGACAACCAACACCCTTACCGTCACCCCTGCAATGGTAGATAGCTTTGCAATGTTCCGCTGCAAGATCACTGACACTGACGCTTCGTCCGACACACATAGCCAGACGTTCATCTCTGAGGGAATCACGATTCTTGACGTAAGCGACCCTTATCAGGTGGTGGTGCATTCCAGTGCCGGAAACTTTTTTGTGAATGGTACAGGGAGCACTGTACTGACTGCAAAGGTCTACCAGAACGAAGCAGAAATCGATGCGGCAGGGACCACCCTCACTTACTCATGGACCGCAACCGACAAGGATGGGACCAACATCACCACCATTGGTGGTATCACCTTCCCGAAATCCGGCAAGACACTCACTGTCACCCACGACATGGTAAGCGTTAAAGCCTCGTTCTTCTGTGAAGTAAACTGAGGAGGGTACATGAAGGCTTCTGCATCGATCACTCTGAGCCATGTTGTTGATGGACTTACAACGTTCTACCAATACGCAAAGAACACCAGCAATACCACCGCCCCTACCACAGGGTGGTCCTCTACCATGCCTACAAGTGAACCTAACAAGTTCATCTGGCGGCGTGAAGGAATGGCTCGGAGTATCGGTGATGTGTCTTCCTGGAGTACCCCGATGTGCCTTACTGGGGCAACAGGCAGTCCTGGTTCTCCTGGGGACCCCGGACCTCAAGGCCCGATGGGCAATCCTGGGCAACTTGGCTTATATGCAAATGGCACCACCTTGTATCTCAAGGGATTCGCTGATGATGGGACGCTTACAGCCTCCACCGGGAATATATACGGCGATGCACAGAGGCTTGTTGTCCCTGCTTATTCTCAAGCACTCACTGCCGATGGGCAGGGATATGTCACCTTCAATGGTAGTACAGTCCAATTTGCAAAGCTTGTGGCTGATGGCACTTCCAAGCGGTGGATTCCCTACAATGGAGGCTCTTCCATTGGGGAAGGCTTCTGGGTAATTGGCTCGTTCACCAAGAACGGCTCTTCCATCTACAGCCTTCAGATGGTGTTCCCAGAAAGGTCACAGCAGTTTGAGCGCTCACATTTCATGGATATCCTTGCAAGTAGGGATATGCAGAACATTAATAAATGGGCAGAGGCAAATGGTGTTACGCAAGTCTTTGAGAAGATTGCTGTACTTGAAGCATTTATTGATGAGCTAACGGCTAACAAGGCCTTTATTGCAGATTTCGTAGCAAATATGGTTACTGTTGCATATGCCTTGAAAAGTGGCAAGTATGACACCGGGTTGGGTTTCAAGCTTGATGCAGAGGATGGCTCATTCCAGATTGTTTCAGGAGAAACTACAATTCGGTTGGACCCGCAGAACGGAATACTTGTTCAAGTAGGTGGGTCAACGGCTTTCCAGGTCAAGCTTGACGGGAACTTCATTTTCCAAAACAACATCATGGCAATTTCTCAAGGGTCAGGTGACTTATACAAGAATATTACATTTGGAATGCAGGGTTCCGTACTGTATCAGAATCTAAAGAGCCAGCATAGGTCGGGATTGCTATCAACATCCTATGCGAGGTCTTTCTCTGCTGTCTATGCAAAGGAAATGTTGGTTGCTGAATACTCAAACCATTACTATAAGCTTAGCGGTTCGGGGTTGGCAGGAATATCTATTGCTGGAGCTTTTAGGAATGGGAGCAATATACGTGTAATCTTCAAAACGGGGATTACGGTTGATCATGAATGGTGGAATGGGAGTTCCGTATCATCGGAGCGAATTTCGCCTAGTTTTAGTATGCTTTCAACCAACAATGGTTCTAGTTGGTCTGTCTCGACTGTAGGTAGCCCTGGAAATATCTCATATGTTACTAGGAAGTACAGTCTGGGGTTGGGGCAAAGCGGGACTGCTGCTCTGATATGTAGCTATGGCACTGCATTGAATAGTGTGGTTGGCACAACACATTCTCATTATTTCAAGGCCTTTGACGGATGGACGTATGACAGCGCGGTTAGGTTCATGATCCTTATGATGAAAGCTCCTGATGCGGAAGGGGTAGGGACACTGGTTCTGGTGAAGAAGCCTTCAGACAGCACCACTACCGCTCAAGAAGAAGTTTCCCTCAATGGGTTGGTTGGCAAACAAAATATTCATTGCAAGATTCTGGATATTGATGGATCAAACGCCGTGATATTTGGTGAGAACGGATTTGTAATCGTCAGCAACAATCTGACGACATGCTCTGCTCTGAAGACTGATTTGATCGGAAATATCAATGGGTTCATGTATATGAATAACCTTTTGTATGTGCGATCACGCATCGATAATCGCATTTTTGAGGTATCTGCGTCTGGAATCACTGAGGTAAACATTGCATTTATTGATAACCCAATAGTAATTGATGGAATGATTGCAAGAGGGCAGGATTTTGCGTCATCACAAAATACTAGTATTCAGATAAATTGCACATTATCTCGGACTGGGGCTAATTCACCACTTGAGATGGGAGGTCTCTATGGATTTCCCATATATGACTATTCAACAGGTCAGTTCTCCAATTATTTTAATACTTGGATTGTTGGAGCGGGTGATTATTTTACAGCAAGAATCATTACTTATGCTAAGCAATCTGTAGCTATCGCTCCATCGAATATTGCATCGAGTACGTATGGCCAACACGAGTTGCTGATTGTTGATAACTACAAGGCGACTGTTTCTGATGATGGGTTGGGTGTCGGGTTTTCTTTGGATGCTGAAATATCAGAAACATTTGAATTCAAATCGCCTGTCAAAGTTACCACTCTTGAGTCCTCAGAAAAAATCACCGGATACGTAAATGGAGATGCTAGTGGAGCTGTCAATTCATACAAGGTATGGGGAGCAGTAGCTAACTGATGGCATGGGTGACTGGTGAGCTGATTACAGCGGCAAAACTCAATGCTGAAAACACAGGCAAGTACACCAACTATCATTGTGAACATACGGCGGGTAAAGCCTCGATCAATGCAACCTACACGTATATGCACCAGACCACAGGCAGGATTCTCTATTTGCGGACGAAGGGCACTGCGTATTGGTGGGCTGAAGGGGATGGAATTGTGTACTTCAGAAACTCTGTTGGTGCGGTCACTGAACATGTTCTTTGGTATGAATCCGATACTACGAGCAGAACGATTGAACGAACCATCTACATGGAGACATTTGGTCATGGTCCCGGTTGGTACAGTGCGAGAGTCTGGGTGAACCGAGGATGGGCAGACATTGATATGTATTGGGGTCAAGACAACTGTTGGGTAGGGGGGAGATTGGTCTATTACGACAATCCTACCACCAGCGGGAATCGGATCATCGGAGAGAAATTGACAGCAGCAGTACTCAACACTGGGCGTGTTGGGGTGATGTAAGGAGCAGAATATGGAATTGGAAGGCACTGAGATGACTATGAGAATCCTCAAGGATGGAAACGTCCTGATGGAGCAACCTCTTTCACGATTTATCATCCAAGAGGGTAACTTGTCTCTTGGAATCAAGAGCAAGCAAATGCTTGATATCCCGATGGTCTTCATGGGTGTGTATGATATTGAAATCATCCTCCCCGGACAGACGATTGCGAAGAAGGGTATCTACAATTCATACAATTATGTGGTGTTCTCCAGCACAGTCAAAGATGAGGATGGTCAGGAGAGGACCTATCTCGATTGTTCAGACAACGGATTGTTGTTCAGGATTTTGGGGTAAGTACATGAAGACACATCTTGAGCTTGCAAATCTTTTCAAAGAAATTGACCAGTGGGATACCATTGGTACTGATACTCAATATCGCATTCTTGAATACCCCGATGAGGTAGTCATCATCTTCTGTCCATCCAATTCAAAGGCTGATTGGAAGATTAACTTTGCATTCCCCAAGAAGCCCTACAAGCAGATGCCGACCCCATTCTATGTGCATGGGGGATTCTTGGAGGAATGGAAGAAGATCAATGATTTCTTCCTCAAGGCGGCTGCTGACTTCGATAAACCAATCACTCTGACAGGCTGGTCATATGGGGGAGCTATGGCAACGCTCTGCTACGAGGATTTTTGGTTCAACTTTTTCCACGCACGAACCAACATGCGCTTGATTACGTTTGGATCACCAAGAGTGATTGGGGCAAAGAACTTCAAGAGCATTGCGAATCGCTTTGAAGGAGCTGTTCTGTACGCAAATGGAAGCGATGTAGTAACGTGTGTGCCTCCTGCGGTTCTTGGATTTAGGCATGTCCGCAAACTCACGAGAATTGGGGATAAGCTTGGTTTGGTTGGTTTGTTCAATCCCAAGAAGTATCATCATATCGATGGGTACATTGAGAGCCTGGGGGAGACAAATGAGTGATCCTGTCATGCTAGCTCTTATTGGCGGGGGTATTGCGCTGCTAAATGGCCCGATACTCCTCGCCATATTCAATAATCACATCAAGAAAACTGATGAGACAAAGAAAATCAGAGAGGATATCAACAAGCTTTCAAAGGTTGTGGATAGAATAGGGGATGGACTGAATATTGGGTTGCGTAATGATAAGGTCATTTTTGAGGCATTGCGGAAAAACAGTATCAACGGAGAATCTGAACGCCAGGAACAGATTATGGATGAGTATTTTACAAATTGTGCTATTCTAGGGTTCAGCAAAAAGGACTGAACCCTAATCCTACATCAAAATGAAGGAAGTAACTCAGAAGTAAACAGCCTATCAAACATAGGATGTCATCTTCCACCAAGCACCTTTGTCGCATGAGTTAATTGGTGGAAATTTTTCTCCTGTTTCAAGTGTGATACTCTTCTCTGCTTCCGTAGGAGATGGTGAACGAGTTCCGTCAGTATACCCATCCCAAGCATAGCGTGCGTGAGCAGGAGAGTCCTGTCCTGTTTTGTATCTTTCACCTATTGGCATGATTTGCCTCCTAAAGACAGTATAGATACTTTTAGCGACTAATCAAGGTATAATTAGCTAAATTTTTATAATAAATAATTATACCTTATATTAAGTGTATTAGTCATGCTTAGAACTACCTGATGACTAAATACAATATTTTTGCAGAGTGAATTGAAGGACTGAATCCTCAGAAGAATAATAATCCCTTTTGCAAATACTACACCAAAAGTTGCCTTATTATTGCATCTGCCACATGCCAAAATAAAACAGGGGGAACAGCATTCCCGATCTGTCTATAGGCATCCGCTTCACTTCCAACAAACCGGAAAGTATCAGGGAATGATTGAATTTTAGCAGCTTCGATTGGAGTGAAGCGTCTGTATAATTCTTTTTCTGCATCTACCAAAAGTACAGGATCTCTTGAGTTTAGAGAAACTTTTGCTAAATGACTGGTAATTGTCAAGCATGGTTTTTCCAAGTCTTGGGCTAGGGCTCGCTTCATATTTGGTTTAGCCTTTTTTACTCCAAGGACAGCTCTTTCACTAAAAAAATACTTCTTATTTTCTGGGTACAGTGAACTAATCACTGCTTTCAATGGTGTATATTGAATTTTGTTTCTGGATTCTGGCCCATGAGTTTTATTAGGGAACACAAAGTGCTTCTGGATATCATTCCTTACTCCAATGATTATCACTCTTTCACGTAATTGCGGAATCCCATAATCAGCAGAATTTAAGATTGAAGAGTAAACTTTATAACCTATCTCCTCTAGACGATTTTTAATCATATTGAAATATTTACCTTTTTTTAGGTAATAAAATCCCTTAACATTTTCTCCAATCACTACTTTGGGTAGTACTTGCTCAGTTACCTTTGCTAGTTCCCAAAACAACTGATTATTTACGTCTTCAGGATTCTTTGTTGGATTTACTGTACTAAAATTTTGACAGGGGAACCCTCCCACCAAGATATCAGCGGAATATGTTGAAAAATCCAAATTTAAGACATCTGCACAAATTGCTTTATGAGCAAAGTTATGATTATAAGTATCAACTGCTTTTTGATTAATATCAGAAGCATGAATAATCTCAATTCCAGTCTCAGGATATTCATTTCCTAGATAACTAAAACCACCTTTCAATCCTAAGTCAGAACCGCCACAACCACTAAAAAGAGAAATAGCCCTATAACAATCAGTTTTCATGAATAAAATTCCCCGCCCCTTGATCAAACTCGATATGATAACTCATTGGTTCTGCAAATATTGAACCTGATTCTCTTAACTTAAAGGGGGATTCCATTTTATAGATTTTAACTCCATTATTATAAAGATATACTCTATATACAAAATAATTATTTGAATGCTGCTCAGCAGCAATCCACTCATTCCTGGTCATATTAAATTGATCACTAAAAATTTGAGGTGGGGCTGTCACTCTCTTGGTAGTCTTAACTTCGATATAAATTGCATGTTCGGGGTTTGCACCTCCTGCAAAAATCGATGAAATGTCATATCCAAGGCCTCTTTGCTTCCCAAAGTAAATTACTTTATTTGTTAATCTTGAACTAAACTGCTTAACTCGTTGTTTTTCATACTCCATTGCAACTTTCTCACCTTCATCACCTATGGCGAGAGCGTCCTGAGAGCCCAAAACAGACTTATCAATTTTATATAAATTATCGATCATGATGGAATCTGTATCATCATCTAGTAAACCTGAAATCTTTGTATTTAGTGAAAAATCTCCTTCGACCGGTGATGAATAATACCTATCCCAATCTGCAAAAAAGCTGGATATTCCTGTTCTCGAATTCATGTCATATGTATACGGATCTATTTCAATTCCTGAACTATATAAATTAATTATTTGTGATATCAAGACCGTTTCAGAGTTATTGAGTGAGACAAATTTTTCCGTCCTGATAGCTTTTGAAATTCTTACCAAATTGGCAAGTTCAAATAGATTTAAAAGCTCTGTAATATGTTGGGTTGTATAAGAGATTGCTTTATTGGGGACCTCGACTCGGTGGAAAACACCATCTTCCCTATCACGAAAAATTCTTTCAACAACTTCGGAGTAATGGACCTTCCCTTGCAATACATCAAGATTATTTAAAATGTAATATCCTATTTCGCGCTTACTCAAATTTGCGTTTTTAATATTTTCTGCATATTGGAGTGCCCCTAAGATAAATGGTGCAGGCCGAAATCTGATATGATTACTCATACGCTCTCTAATCGTTTGAATCTTATCCATTCCATTAGGGAATTGGAATTTTATTATAATATTTTTAAATAATAACGGATTATCTTGATGATCCAAATATTGAATTGCTTGTTTAGAACAATAGACGATTCCATCCATTAAATACCATAACCCAAACAACTTTCCTGCAATTTCTGTCCTATGGTTATCCAATGTTTTTTTCCTAAAAATATGGATTCTATTCGAAAGCATTTTATTAAAAGCTTCAGCGAAGTTTGCCGAATTTTGGGGACAAATCCTATTGATTATTTGACAGTATGTCGGCAAGAGATTATCTAGTTCGGTCTGAGCTTTGCCCCTAATAATTGTACATCTATACTGTAAATCAGGATTGTACATATAAATACTCCTTCAATTTATCTGCGATGGCTTTTGCCAATAATGGTGGCACAGCATTTCCAACCTGTCGGTACTGACTACCTCTTTTACCATAAAAAATAAAGCTGTCTGGAAACGATTGTATTCTTGCACACTCGCGAACAGTAGGAACTCTATCGGCTTTATAATGAAAATGATGGTTGTGTCCAGCATCAATTGTAAAGGATGGTTTGTTACTGTTCATCCTTGTCCAAGCAATGTTCACTTTTCTAGTATTCCATAATTCACGTGGCAAGTCTTTATAATTACCCCCATCTGGAACCATTCTAATAATTTCTTTGGTTCTTTTAGTATGTTCAACTGCTTCATGATTATATATAAACTGACTTCCTTCCCGCATCAATTTCTGGTAATCAGAAACAGGTTTATAAGAATAGGGCAAACAAGGCCCTCCCAGCTCATCTTGCAATAACGGGAGATCGCTAATTGCTTGTTCACAAGTAATAGGAGATTGCTTGGTATAAGGTAATGGGAAAGTAAAAGCTTCTTTAAGGAGGCCTACAAAAAAAGTTCTTCGTCTCTTTTGAGGAACTCCATAGTCTGATGCATATACAGTGTTTACGGATACGCAAAAACCTAATTTTGTAAAGTCATCAATTATTGCATCAGCAATTTTCCCCTCAAACAAAGACCTGATTGTAGGAACATTTTCCAATACTACTGCAATGGGTTTAAAATGCTTTATCAAATTTATGTATGCTTTATACAGTTTATTCCTTGGGTCGTCGGCAATTCTTTTCCCAGCAATCGAAAGGCCCTGACATGGGGGTCCCCCAATTAAGATATCAACTTTACTACCTAATAATTCAATAATATCCTTGTCAGTTGATTTAAAAATATCATTCGATAGGTCATAGCATATAGCTTTCGCAGTGGGATGATTTTTCTGAAAAGTAACCAGTGCTTCCGCATTACTATCAATACCTGCGATAATATCATATCCAGAATCAAAAAAACCTTTTGATAGCCCACCAGCACCACAAAATAAATCAATGCATTTATACTTCATAATTTCACCAAATTTCGCATCTAATTCCATACGTCACTTAACAAGTAATCATAACAGATAATTGCTTGAAGGAGCGAATAGTTCCAAAGATTTTCATATTTTCCCAACCTTTTTACAATAAGAATTAGCTGTTTTTTTTTAATGTTCTTTAATAATTCATATAAAGCTTGTTGGTTTATCTCCAGTAGATAGTTGGTGAAGGAGCAATATTAGACAAGTATGATATTAACATTTATTGGCTGTTAATTCATGGATTATTATCATGTTTCATTATCTAATTTGTAACACTATATTAATTAATCGGTTCTGAAGGCAATCCTGACTTTTCAAACCTGCCAATCATATATTTCATTGTTCTATTACTCTTTCATCCGATTTTGTAACTATTATGAGCTTTGCAAAGCGAATTATTTCTGAACTATTGGCAAACCACACTTGTAATAACATCGACCCACGACCATTATTGAAAAAATATCCATTACTCCACAAAATCCCTCCCAAGCAGATACCAGGGATTGAACTCACCATCTTCGGTGAACGCATCCCATATCTTTTTCATCTGCCCTGCGGGGAGTCCTGTGAACTCCATGAATCCAAGTCCAAGATTGACTGACCTGTCCTTGATTCTCTTCGGCTTGCCACTCTTCATTGCACTCACAAGGCTCAATCCGTCAGAGATTAGCGGGATACCACTGTCACTATAGAATCGGCCTCTCATGTAATCTGAGACTTCCGGGCCAGCGATGGGGACCATTGAGACAATCTGTGCTGCAAAGTTGGTAAGCACCTCATCCCAGAAATCATCGTCATCGTCATCCCCATCCTTGAAGCCACCCTCCAGAGCAACAATGCCAGCAAGGGAGAGTCCAAGACCAATCACGTTCCTAATTACCTTATCAAGCATCTTATTCTTGAGCTGGTAAGGAATGTCATACATGATGTTCAGGTTCTTGTTGAGCTGGTTGGTGAACATAAGCATGTACTTCAATGCAGTGCTGTTCGTCTCATAGATAGCAGCAGAGTCCTTTGCAGTCCCACCAGGTTGTGTGTCATTGATCCATCTGGTAGCTTCCATTGCCGCCAATTCCGGCTCCATACCCTTTGCAATATTGTTCTGATAAGCACCGTACCAAAGGGTGTTTTTGATGATACCGTCAACGAACTGGATGGGAGTCATCCCGGCCTCACCAATCTTCTTCACAACCCTTCCGGGCTTTGTCTTCGCTTCCATCTGCATGAAGGAGTTGAAGTCAATCGACATGCCATGATTTCTCATCTGAGGAGACTTGTCATAGATGAAATCACAGGTTGCCTTATAGTCAGTGGTTATGTGGGTAATCGCCTCAAAGAGCCGAATGGGGCCAAATTCCATTGCGAACAAACCAAGTGCCGGGAGCTGTTTGAGAACGGTGAGCATGTTGAATCCGAGTCTTGCTACGACCAGATTGCTTCTGACCTTGTTGAGCATGGTATCAGCATCATCATAGATATAGCGTCTACGTGCCACCCGGTTCAGATAGTCTTGGAGTGAGGTTGCATAATCCTTCCCAACATTCATTGCAATGAGGTTGTAGACATCCCCTCCGTTCTTGTTCAGAAGCCTGTTCGTCTTGTGGAAGAATTCTGCCCCTGCAATGTAATGCTCCTGCTTGGGGACCATCTTGCTCCAGATTGAGAATGCGTCAAGGTTGAGCATGTAGTCTCCCCCGATTCTTTCTCTGGTACTGCTGTCGTCCGGCAATTCTTGCATTCGGAGGAACTGGTCTTCCATAAGGTCATCGATAGATTTATTCATATCAACACGTACCAAGGGGAAGTAGTTTGCAATCATCCCAAGGCGCTTGTTCATGATCCTGTAGTAGACCTCATCAATCTCGCTCCACCTGCTTGCCATATCCTTCAGCATGTAGTTTGCAAAGGCCTTCTGGTCTGCACTGAGGCTGTCGATGACCTGCTGTACCTCGTTCACAAGCACATTCCCCTTGTCATCCTTGATGAGAAGGAACTTGTTCCCATGAGAGGAGGTGAGCTTGGAATAAGCGTCCGGCTGTTTTGCGAAGATGTAGACACCCATCGCCTGTTGAACGGTGAGCTTCTTTGTAACGGTCTTCGCATTAGGGTCCAGAGGATTGCTGTTGGACAGTACGATATGCTCCTTCAGAAGGTCGTTTTCCTTGATTTTGAGGCTCTTCATGACTTGTCGCATCTCACTGTAGCGTCTGAATTCCTCACGCTTCTCATCATCAATGACACCTTCGATACCACGGTGGAACACACCGTTCTTATCTACTCCCCCAAGTATGTAGGGCTTGATGGTATTGCCTTCCGGGTCAATCTTGTTGATGAGCCTTGTCATGGTGAGGAAGTTTCTCTCAAAGAAGGAAAGGCCCTTGTTCTTGGAATCAGTAACCTCGTTCTCAAGAAGCTCCTTGTTTATATATGCCTTGCGCTCTGCATCAGTCTTGAACCAAGCACCACGAGTCGAATGGGCATAATCCCTGGCAACACCGAACACCTCTTTGTTGAGCTGGGCATCCCTTGCAGCCTTCTCGATTTTCGCCTCAGTCCTCACTTCCTTCACTGCTTGGTGGATAGCGAACACGTCAGTAAGGTCCATCTCTTTCTGGATGTTCTTCGCATGGATTCCAGTAACATCAACGGTGAAGAAAGGCTTGAGCGCATCCGGGATAGCGTCCGCTTTCAAGCCATTGTCTGCGAAATGGAAAGTGAGGTCCTCTCCCTTCGTAGCGAAGAGTGCATCAATGGAGGTCTTCAAGTTGAACATGATTCTTCCATCGTTCGCATCGCTGTTGCTGTGAGCAATGGTCTTGATGGCTGAAAGAGACTTCTCCAACTGACGCTGGGCCTTCATGTATTGGATTCTCTTGGCCTTCGTCTTGTTGAGCCTATCCATCATGCGGAAGTTCTCATAATTCTTCGTGTTGGTCTTCTGGAGCTTCCTGTACTTTCTCTCCTGCTTGCCGAATTCATTCTGGAGAATATCCAATTCACCCTGTACGGTATCCAGGTCGTCAATCGCTTGGTCTGCTTTCCCTTCAGCGTCCATGACTTCCATCTGGAGCTGTTCGATCTGGGCAGTGGTCTCTTCTACAAGTTTCTGAAGCACGTCCCCGGTTGCAAGGTTCTTGCGGATAAGCTCCTTGAGAACAGGGTCGGTATTCTTATCTTCCATGAGGCCTCTGATTTCCTCATTGCCGAACGCTTCCACCTCAAGGCCATTATCGAGATAGGTCCCCTCTACTGCATCTTCATAGGAGAGCTGCTGAGTCTCACCGATATACCCAAGGTATTTCCTACGTACTTCCCGGATTTCGAAGCGCAGGTCCTCCTTGATTTTTCTGACCAAGTATCCAGTATGCACGTTCTCATCGTATGCCCGGACATACTTCTCGTGTTCCCATCTGTTTCGGTAATATTCGTTTGCAGGGTCGTGATTGGCAAGGAGTACCTTCAAGACATCAGCCATGAACTCTGGGTTGCTGAGTTTCGTGTAGAAGGTCTTGTCAGCTTTTGTCGGGCCTACAAACTTGGATTGCCACATAAGACGCTCTACAAACCGCTGAGGGTTTCCGACCTCCTCAAGCATGGGATCGGTCTTGTCCTTGTTCTGCTCTCCAAGCACCTTGAGGACCTGTTCGGCGGTGACTTCCGTATCTCCAGCATCGCCCATAGCCGTATCAAGAGCCTTGTTGAAGGCCTTGAACACGTCAGGGTCTTGCAGCATGATTCTGCGGAATTGGATTTCCCAATCCACGTCCGGGTCCCCTGCGTGTTGCATGAGGTCCCTATCGGAGGGATATTCATTGTTGGCAAGCTGGCTTTTGACTTCATCAAGGGTTATTGCTTTGCTGATTTTGGCAAGAATCTGATCTGACTCAGGTATACTATCGTCCATGAACAAATAGCCCTCTGGCTTTGCTACTTCTTTATCGAAGAAGTTTGACATGTTTTCTTCATTGACGAATCGTGCTATGTCTAGTATCTTGCTGTCAGAGGCCAATGTGGTAACATCGGGTAGACTCCCTGGTAGGGTCTTCAGTCGTTCCACTGGCCTCGTTTTTATTCTTTCACTGAGTTCGGGTGAATATGGATTGCCGATGTACTCCAAGCCATCTTTATCAAATGCCCTGCTGTTGATGGCAAGGATATTCCCCTCCATTGCGTATTGGGCGAGAGATTTGCCTTTATTGTAATCCGGTTTCCAAGGGTACATGCTGTTGATGCTCAAACCCTCTGGAATCCTTTCGGTAATCTGCTTGCCGTTTTCGTCTCGCATTGTCTTGCCATTCTCATCTCTCACAGGAACGGTTTCAAAGTTGTTTCTCATGGCAATCAACAAGGGCTGCATGGTTCCTTTGTATTTCACATAGTATCGAGTGACAAATACAGGACCATCCTTATTCAAATCAGTTGTTGATGCTGACTTGATGACCATTACAGGGTTGGAAATCTCTCTTGCAATCCTGCTTATATGGAACATGGTCACTTTGTCGCCACTATGCTCATTGAGAATATGGCTGATGTTTTCACTGCCCATCCGAATGGGGCCATCATGGAGCTTGAATGTCTCGCCGTTCTCATTCTCTGTGAACTTCAGTCTGTTAAGCCAGAACCAATGAGGAGCAATCGTCTTCTTTGTGTCCCAATCTCTGTCTGTGCCTTTTATGTCCTTCGACCTTTCATAATCAGAAATCACCTCGTCCATATGTCGTGGGCCTCGGTAAGAAATCTTCCCAAGAGCATCGACAACCTCCTCCGGGTCCCCGAATAGGTCAAGCTCCATCTGAGGTGCAGTAACCTTTGTGTCTGCCTTTGCTGTCTCCTCAAGCTTGAAGTCAAAGAGCTTGTCGAAAGCCCTACGTGTCTCGTTGTCCAGCATCGGATTGAGAAGGTGGAGAAGCTCACGGATACCATCGCTGATCTTCTGGAAGACGGTCTTCAGACTGCTGTCTCTTACCTTCCCATCGATGAAATACTGCTCAAGGTCTTTTGCAAACGCTTCCTGGAAGTTGACACCAATCTCCCCACCGTCTTGGGTGAGCTGATCCTTGTAGATTTCCATGAAGGGTTTGAACTGGTCGGTGTCCTTGATGACCTTCACCATCACATGGCCCATCTCGTGGACAACAGTGAGCGGAGAATAGCTACTGCCGATACCAATGGTATTCTTCCCCTTCTTGGGTATGGTAAGGCCAAAGAGAGAAGCTTCGTTTGCGGAATTGCCAGTCTGAATCTCAATGCTTTTTTTGCCAGCTTGTGACTTGAGGAAACTCTGCTGATCTTTTGCAGTAAGGGCCACAAACGCCTCTGGAGTGAAGTGCTTGGCAAAAAACTCATCAGTAGTCATCCCTGCCACCTTTGAGGCTACAAAGGCGAAATAGGAAGATGGAATGGCTGTATGATAAACCTCTGACTCAGACATGTTTGGGAACTGCTGCTTCATCACGTCATGGATTTTGGGAAGGAGGGTGTCATTGATGTACCTCTGCTCGGTATCAGTGGCTCCCTTGCGCTTCAGCGTTCTCTGGAAGTGGCTGTACTCACGCTTGACAACCTCTTCTGGCTTCATGGAAGGTTGTGGGGTACGAAGCGGGGCTTCATCTCCCTCAAGCATGGTGGCTTCTTCTTGAAGATCCCTTCGGGTAATATTCTCTTCCGGCTTGGTTTCGATGACAGGCTCAGTACCCGGTTCAGCGGGAGCTTGGACAGGCTCCATATCCTCCGGCAAGGTGTAGAGGCCTTCGTTCTGCTGATGGAAGTCCTTGGTCTGGAATACGAGCTTGTGAGTGCCGTTGCCATTCTCACGGTCAATGACAATCTGCCCATCCTGTTCTTGGTATCCCTTCACGCTGTCATACTTGAGCGAATAGGCTCTTGCCGCCTCAAGCATTGCCTCTGCATCATCAAAGAGGACTACTCCATCCTTGTAGTCGTATTGCATCGACCTTGCAAAATTCATTGCAGCACTGACAGAATCCTTATTGAATTCGGCTTGGCTTCCAACAACCTCAACGTTCAGCGCCCTTGCTCCGTTCTTCTTCAGTGAGGCGGCTTGGACAGCGGCAGTCTCATCAACAGGCTTGTAACTATCCCCAATCTTCATAACCTTGATGGGAGCGTCAACCTTGTCGATGTTCTTGTCTGCACTGACTTCCTTGTACTTGATCTCGCTCATATCAACAGTGACCGATTCATCAGTGGGCTTTGTGAACTTGTTTGCGTTACGCTTGGTCCCGGTATCGCTTCTCTTGTACTCGGATACAGCAGAGGAGAGAGGTGCAAGCAAACCGCCGAACACCATACCCTTTGAGGTGGAGAGAGCAACCTGTTTCATTGCATCGACAATCTCTTCTCTGGTGTTTTCCTTGAAGAGGGTCCCCTTTTCCTGGTTGCTCTTGTCCATCTCGTAGTTGGATACGAACATGCCGATGAACTCTTCCAAAGCCTCTTCGATGGATTCCCCGACAATACCCTTTCCTACATAGTCAGTAAGGACCTTGCGCCCCCAATTCCTCACAGCACCGCTCTGGACAAGCTTCTTGACCGCCCCCTTGTTGAAGACGTTCTTCATCGCAGTCTCAGCAGAGGTTCCGATTACCTTTTCAAAGCCACTGGTGGCGAAGTTGAGAGCGGTCATCCCTGCCATCGTGAGGCCCCAAGCAGAGAGAATGTAGTCGTCATCAAGCTTGTTCCCAAGCTCGTCCTCTGCCTTGATAAGCTCCTTGACCACCGATCCCGCTTCCATCATGCCACTGTATGCAGAGCCAAGCCCTCTTGCAGCGGCAAGGGAAGCTCCACCAGTGAATGGGGCAAGCATTCCTCCGGCTGCGTAGATACCGATGGTAGGAAGCGCAGAAGGAGCAAGCCTTGCACTCTCTACAAGCAGGTCGGAAAAGATGCTCATATCCTTGTAGTCATTCCTGTAGGAAGGAGGCTGGAGGCGCTCTTCCTCAATCAGCTCGTGGATACGTGCCCTGAACTTGTCCGAGTCCTGACCTTCTCTTGCGGCAAGAAGCATTGCATTGCTGTAGTCCATAGAGGTCTTGAGGTGCTTCGACTGAGCTTTGAATGTATTGCCAAACTCCGTGAAGATGTTATTGGTGTCCAGCTTGTGGCCTGTGAACTTCTCTACGATCTGGGGAGCATTGCGCATAGCCTCGTTGAAGTTGATGGAAGGGAAGGCATCAGAGATGACGCTGGCAACCGAATAGGAGGCTTCTGCTGACCTGGGGTCCGGGTGGTTGCTGTAAATCTGGTGGATACCATCCTCAATCTCTTTCCACTTCTTCTCATCGTATTGTATGGTGAAATCGTACATTGCGTCTCCTATTTGGCCTGTGTCGCCCCATGCTTGCCTACCAGTCTATATCCAATGAAGTCTTCAATCGGCCTACTCAGTATCGAGCCGGATTCATAAGCCTGCTGGAGCTTTGGGAGGTCAACGAAGTATTCAACATTCGTGTAATACTCCTTCACCTCTTCCCCAAGGATGGTGTTCCACTCAAGGGCTTGCCTGTTCAGTGCATCAAGGTATTGGGCCGAATTACTTTCCATCCCTGCTTGAAGGCCGCTGATATGCTCTTGCAGGGTCTTCACCACTGCCGGAAAATTTGCCTGGATTGTTCCATCATCATTCTCAATGACAAGGTTGTTCTGCTTGGCGTAGATGCCCCTGCGGTTCGGATTCATTTGGATGGACTTTCCAAAGGAATTCGTGAACTTCTTCTGGGCTTCTTCCATCGCCTTGCTTGTGCTGGTAAGGGTGTGTCTCTGGTTATTCTTGTCGAAGTAGTAGAATGAGGGGTCTGTTTTATTGTTGCCGGGTTTATAGAAGAACCGGGTCTCACCGACTGATACCCCCATACCAGATTGTGTGAAGAATGGCTCCACATTCGCATCTTCACCGACAATGGAGACAAACTCTTCGCTGATCTGGCTGGCTCCCTTTCTTTGGATGTCAACAGACCACTTGGAGATGAGGCTGAGCTGCTCCCATCTTGCCCTGATACCCCCGGACTGCTTGTTCATAATCGACTTGATGTCTGATTCACCTGCGTCTGCATGGATATTGATACCAAGATACCTTGCCGCATCAAGGGCAACCGCATTTGCAATCTCGGTTTCAGAAGCGCCTCTTGAGGCCATGCCAAGATAGTATGCAGTCCTTGAAGTCTGGGATATCCCATCGTCATTTCCATTCGGGTCACTCAGATAATTCTCAAGCTCTTGCTGACCGAAGAAGATGGACTTGTTGGAGAATATCTTGTTGTAAGCACCATAAATGTCCTTCTCCCCAGAGGTGAATAGGCCTGAAGAACCAAACATCTGTGTCGTATCACCCTTGAGCATTTCCATCATATCCTTTGCCTTGTTTGCATAGGAGGTGTCACGGAGATTGGTGTACACACGCTCGGCTATCAACTTCGGGTCAACGTAACCGCCGTTCGAATTGGAAAGGGCCATCTGGTATTCGCTAAAGAATGCCGCCTTGTATCCTTCGATGGTTTTGTCGATTGCCAGAGGGTCCATGTAGGTGCGATCATCGTTTGCATCGATGGTGTAGTTGTTGTCTTGCCTGATGTAATCCTCAAAGACCTTGAGGGCATCCTGGACTTTCTTGTACTCCGGCCCCTTGTAGATGGAGATATCCTCGGCCACACGCTTTGAATACTCATCCATCGTGATTTCGCCGCTTCTGACCATATCGTAGAGAACACCGTCATAAGCGCTGTCCTCGTAGACAAATTTGAGCATATCAAGCCTACTGATGGACTGCGGGTTGTTGTGCTTTGCAAAGTTGCCCATACCCTTTGTCAGCTCTGCATGGACCTTTTTTGCAGACTCGGTGAACTGCTTCTTGATATCGTCATAGCTGGAACCACTGGGCGCTGCTTTGCCGGAGGGGAGTGTACTGCCAAGCATCTTGGTCTTTGCACTCTCCACGTTCGCTCTGGCAATCTCCTCTGCGGTCAACTCTTTCTCATCTGGATGGTTGTGCATGTACTCAAGCGTCCTCTGGAAGGAGGTGTCCGGCAAGGCAATTCCCATAGAGGCAATCAGCTCATCGGACATGTTCATTTCCTTCAGTGCGAGATAGAACAAGTCATCGGAGACTTCTGCCACCGCTTGCCTCTGTTGGTTGATGACTTCAGTATCCTCAAGCTGTGCAAGCTCTGAGGCGAAATCGATGGGGTCAAGGCCCGCATCAATGAGCCGCTGTCTGCTCTGTCCGGGCATGATGGCCTCAGACTCCTCTACAAACGGCCTGTAGACCTTTTCCTCGAAAGTGGCTTGGTTGGTCACGCCCTTGATGGTGGAGGCGGTTGCAAGGGAACTGTAGACGTTGAGGTACTCACTCTCAGTGAGTTTGTTGCTCATGCCAGCAAGATTGGAAAGTGCATCTGCCCGGCTCATTGTTCCATCGGTGTACTGGCTGACAAGCGATCCCGCCTCGGTGACTGCTCCTGTGGTGCTTTCCCCTTCCTTTGCAAACCCCTTTGCAGCAGCGAGGGCTTGTTCATGCACCTTAGCCTCATTTGCCTTTGCAGTATCAAGCATCTGCTTGTAGACAGCATCGCCCTCCTCAAGACCATACTGTCTTGCAATCTCATCCACCTGTCCTGGGAGTATGGTGTTGTTGATGTTCTCCTTGTTGAATACCTTCTGAGCGTTAGTAATCGACACGTTCTTTGCGTGCTGTTCCCACTCAAGATAGAAGTTGGGATTCTCCTCCTTGGTGAGGCCGTACTTTGCCCCAATTTCCTCAATCCTTGTCTTGGAGAGCGTCTCATTATATTGCGAGAACGAGAGGTCCTTGTTTGCATTGGTCAGGGCTTGCTTGACAGCATCGTTCTTCATTGATTCCTTGTCAGAGAAGTACCCCTTGCCTTCGCTGATAAGACCGTTGGCAAAACCATCTCCAAGTACGGCACGATTTTGTTCAACTGCGTCATAGAATTCCTGCAATGACTGGTAATTGCCCGACCTCAAGCCATTCCCAAGCTCGTCAGACTTGCTAAGGATATCTGAGTAGCTCACACCAGTCTTTACGAACTGGCCGATCTCATGGCTGAGGTTGGCTTCCTGCAAGGCTTTTTGCTGGAGCGCAAGCCTCTGATCGTCACTGAGCAGGGTGGAAATGGTATCAAAGCGCTTCTGCTCCTCTGCCGTACCAGAGCCGTTTCGGAGGAAGCCACGCTTGTACTCCTGTTCAAGGGAAAGCACTTCGCTCTGAAGGCCAAGTGTCTTGTGTGCAGTCTCCTGTTCGGCTACGTATCGTCTGAGGTGAGGGCTGTCCTTGAATGCCTCATCGTAAATCTTGGAGATTTCCCCGGAAGTCACCTTCTTGTTCCCATCAAGCAGCATCTCTGATTTGAGGGCATTGATCTGCTCAGCAACCTTGCTTGTCACAATGTCTTTTGCAGCTCTGGTATTTCTGGTGACGAAATCTGAATACTTGTCACTATAGCTCCTAAGAAGCTCTGCCTTCTTGGTATCGGAAAGAGGTTGTCCCCCATACGATTCACCTTCAAGGCTTGCTTCATAAGCTGCAAAATTCTTCTCAAAATCCCAATTATCCGCATTTTTCACTGAGAAAGTGGTGTCGAAAAGAACATTCAAGTCGTTGTTCGGCAAGGTTTCTCTCAGAACATCTGTGCGGGTTCTTACGAAATCGGCTTGTGCTTCCTTGTCGTTCGGGTGCCGCTTTTGTGCGTAATACTCAAACCCGGCAACTGCCAACTCGAACTCACTGGCCCCATTCTCATACATCTCCTGCAATTTGGGAGACAGGGCAATATCCTGTGGAGCATCTGCCTCCGATCCGAATGTAGAGCCTTTTGCCGTTACGAATCCATCCGCAAGAGAGGGTTCTTTCTTTGCGGTTGTCAGTCTCTTTTCTGCGATCAACCCATTGGACTTGAGGAAGCCGACAATATTGGAGCTGGTAGCAAGTGAGTTGCCACTATTCTCATTGTGAGCATTGGAGAGGCTGATGGTTTCCTGGGTATGCTGGGTATCCCACTTGCTCAAGGTTTTCACTCTTCTGGCACTGAGGGTTTTCTTGAACTGCTTCTTCACCGTGTCATTGGTCTTGTAGGCGGTGACGTTGTTCTCGTAATACTGGTTGTACAGCTCGGCCAGCTTCGCTTCCCTTTCTTCCACTGGCGTATTCTGATACACATCATTCTCTGCCTTCGTAAGCTCAAGCTCGGCAGCAGTGTTCATATCCTCAAGATCATCCATCATTTTCGTCTGGTGAAGTTGCTGACCAATATTCAGAGCAGTATTGGCAACTGTCCCCACAATGGAATTTCTTGCGTTTGCGCCAATGAGATAATCTTCTTTTACGTCCTGAGCCTTGTTTACACCTACATATGCCATAGAATCACCCCTTAAAACTCATCGTCTTCAAATTTGTCGAACGTCTCTTTGATGTCACCTGTGTAGTCATCAGCACCGAACAGGGAATTGAACCAATTCACGCCATCATCGGCCTTGTCTTTGTAATACTCGTAGTCATTCTTGAAAGACTCCATTGAAGCTGACAGGTCTTCCTGTTTGGCATTGTAGGAACCCCATTCAATCAAGGCTTGTTCTTTCGCCTCTTGTGCTGAAATGTCTGCCTGTCTCCTAAGCTTTGAGGCTGTCTGAGAAGCTGTCATCTGGGTTTCTTTCATCCCAAAGACTGTCTGAGTGTTTTGTGCATTGATGGAATTCAGCAATGACTCTTCTGCAAGCCGGTTTGCCTGTTCCTGTATGGTCTGTGAATTGCTTCCAGTGCCTCTGTCGCTTCTGATCCCGCTGGCTGCCTGTGAAGCAATGGCAGCGCCTTGGGATTGCTCTGCCTGTATTGCCTGTTGCAAGACTGAGAGAGCGTTCTGGTCTCCCTGCATTCCTGCAAGCATTCCCGCCTGTTGATTGCCCACCATCGAATTTTCCATCGACTGCTTTGCATCGTCAGAATATGCCTGGAGCTGTTTTGCAAAGGCTGTGTTGCCTTGTGAGAGACTCTCAATAAGCGATGAGGTGTCAGCACCAGACCTGATCTTGTCAAGGAACGACTGTCCGTACCTTTGCTGAATGGTTGTATTGAACTGTTTCGCAGCAGACCTTTTCTGCCTCAGAAGCTCATTGTATTGCCTTACTGCATCATTGGCGCTCTCTGCGGCTGCGGCTCTATTGGCTTCTCTTTGAGAACCAGCACTCCACAAGCTTTGCCCGATACTTACGCTTGCGCCAATCAAGGCTGATATTGTCACCGGGTCCATCAATTCACCTCCACGTCATACGTCATCGCAAGGAGCGTCATGGGATCATCCCCTACGGACTGGATTCTTATCCTCAGCTCCTTCATCGCACCGCCTGAGATTGGGATTCGGTAATCGCCGTCCCCGACCTCCGAAGGGCTTGTCTGCATCTGGTTCTCAAGAACACCTGTGCTTACCTTCCCGGTATCAAGACAACGCACCCACACCTCTCTTGCTTTCTTGGACTTTCCGATACTTGGTCCGCTTTCGGTATTCATGTCGAACCTGTTCCCGACCATGAGGGATACGTACTGCTTGTCACCCTCAATGGTCTCCGTATGCCTGTCGATGAAATACTCCGTCTCCTCGAAGTCAAACCGCTCCAAGAAGAAGTGGAGGCCTCTTTCAACGATTGCATAGAGCTTCTGGCCGTACTGGTCTTCCTTGACTGCAAGGCTTATGAAATTCCCATCAGTGGTCCACTTGGCCCATGCCTGTACACCGTACATCTTCTCGTAGACAAGCACTGCAAGCGTTCCATCGGCAAGTACGCAGAAGACCATCGGATTCGGGTCCTTGAGCGTCACCACCTGCATGACAACATCCTCAAGGATATGGTCTGCGGTGAAGGTCATGTCGCTTGATGCGGAGCCGTTCTGTGTTCTTGCAAACTCTCTCAGAGTGTTGCCGTTGGTCACGAAGAAGATGCCGTCATGGAGCGTCTGGGGAAGGACCTCCCTGCTACCATAAGAAGACTGGAGAGATGCACTTTGTTTGGTGGGGTCAATGTCAAAGGGACACATCCACTCGTTTGCAGCAGTACCGATGAAAATGTTGTCCATGCCCGCAATCCAGCGAATGGTGTCGTTGCGTCCGCTTGCAAGCTCAAGCTCCATTGCGCACTTTGCAGAGATCACTTCCTCATCATCGGTCTTGGTCTCCATGAAGGCTTCCTTGTTGGAGAAGTCAATGATCTGGTCCCCTTCGTCATTCGTGGTCATCGGCCACTCATCTGGAGACTTGATGACTTCGGTCTCGACCTGGACTACATCGAAGGTGGTGAAGTCACTGTGGTTGTTGGAGCCACTATAGGGAGGACGGGACACCCATATCGTGTAAGGGTTGTTGATTGTCGATGCAAGCCAAATCCTGTTCTGACAGATTCCAATCACGCCCGGATAGTTGTTGGCCGTCTGGCCGAACATCGTGGTAGCGTCCTTGGTGATATTAAAATCAGTGAAGGAGAATGCGTTTGCACTGTACAAAAGGATCTTCTGCTTGTGATTCCTGTGGACCAGATAGAGCCTGTCATAATATTGCGCATACTGCACGCTCCAGACCTCGGATGAGGAATATGGTGTCTCTGCATAATCAAGGCCTGTGGAGGCAAATATGACGGTCTCCAAGCCTGTTATGGTATCCTTCCAGACTCGGAGTTTCCCTTCGCTCAACTCAATGAGGAACGAAAGGCCGGAGCTGAGGGTGAAAGGAATGAGCCTACCATCCTTGGATGTGCCGATATGCTTGAGAGGAGGCCTTCTGGTGATTCCTCCCTGTACGAGCGTGCGGAAATTCTTGAGGGTTTCGCAACCCTGCCAGTACATGTCAAGGTCGAATCGCCCGCCAAGCTTGGGGCTTACCTCACCGAACATCCAATTGTTTACGAGGTGGTCCATCAAATCTCCCCTCTGATGATTGCGTCCCTCACTGCTTGAGAAGTAATCACAAGCTCACCTTCCCAAGGGTTAGAGGACTCATAGTTGGTTGGCCTGTTGTTGCTTCTGGTTTCGCTCTCGATGATGGAAGCGAGGGTGAGCTGATACATCTGTGCTGCAATGCTCTGCGCTTGGCTCTGAGGGTCCAGCATGGGAGCTACATGGAGAGCAAGCTGATAGGCAACGAGAGCAAGGAAATCATTCGGTGCGGTGTAGTTTCCATCATCGTCCAGCTCAAGATCATTCGGCATGTACTCAAGCTCAGGATTGTCCTCATTGCACCAGAGCTTGCCGAACCTGTATGCGTAAGATATGCGCTCATCTGCGTTGATCCTGATGGCTCTGCTGAAGTCTGGGGGGACTGTGTAGCCGTACTGGTACTTCCCCCAAGCGATGGGATAGCCGTCAGCATCCTCTTTCACTTCAGTGAGGACAAGCATCTTCACGAGGAAAGGGAAGTCCCACGCCTTCAGACAGTATGAGACAACCTTGCCGTAATTCAGCTCAAGTAAGGTAAGTTCCTTCGTCTGGGTCTGGAGATCGCTGATCTTCATATCCAGGAGGGAGAGTGCAAGATTGTACAGGGCAAGCTTGTTCATAATGTCACCTCGAAAATGAGAGAAATCCGTGGGCAGGAGGAACCCACGGAAAGTTAAGCTAGGCCCCTACCTCCGGGGTCGTCTTCATTCTTTTCTTCGGTCTCACTTCCACTTGAGGCACATTCTCATCAAAGGAAGCGGGAACAAATTTCGTCCCGGTGTATTCCTCCTCGGTGAGCAGGATATCTCCGGGGTTGTACAACTGGCCTCCCCTGTAAACAGAGGAGACACAGACGTACTTCTTGTGAAGAGAATCGATCACAGAGGTCTCACGAGGGCAAGAATCTTGCCAGCGGTAAACGCCTCAACCCCACCCACCAGCTTCAGGCGCATGTGCCGACCTGCCTGTGCGGGAATGGAGAATCTTCGAATCAATTCATCCTTCTTGATGTCACCCTGCGCAAGGGCAAACTCAACCTCATTCTTCCAAACAGTACCATCAGCACTGGACTGGAGAGTGATGGTGAGAGTGGCCCCATCAGCGGCAGAGTCAGCATCCTCCCAACCGATTACCTCAAGGGTATTCTCTTCAGGGAAATGCTGATTGTCCGACTCGTAGTCGAGGGTCCCTGCGGTTGCAGGGGCTCCACTCAGACCGAGACTTCCGGCATAGACAGCGGCGCTTGCCCCGGTCTCACCAACCATCGCAAGAGCAGCATCTTTCAGGTCAATGGGTTCACGCCCAAAGGTTCTTTTCTTTTCGTACAACATTCAGTCCCCCTTATGCCTGTACTCCACCATCAACGACATCTTCACCCGCATCCAGCATGGAGTCACACTGGCGAAGGACGAAGCGATCAAACCGAACGTCACCGATTGCGTTCACAGGAATTGCTCCCTGATAGGTGACAGGCTGAACCAGACCAGCGTAGTAGTCGTTCAGACCAGCGAGGACGGAACCGGGAGCGTAAATGCGTACTCGGCTCTTGAACTGCTGAGGAAGCAGGGTGAAGGCCTTGAACAGGTTCTTCTTGAGCTTCGGCATGGAGGTCGCAAGGTTAGCGTCACTGGTATCGATGTTGGCGATACGCAAAGCTGCAAAGCGGTTCATAAGGCTCAGACCAGTGCTCATAAGGAACTGGGTGTCTCTCTGGAAGAACTTCTCCCCACCTTCCTCAATGACCTGCCACTGGCCCTTGGTGATCTGGATACCCTTGTTCGCCGCATAGCGGGGATAGAGCATGTTGGTGGCACCTGCGCCCCAGATGACCATGAGGATCGAAGACATTGCCTCATCGGTCTCACCACCGTTGTCCAAGGTGATGAACTGCGGCTTGCTTCGGATATTGGCAAGGTCGGCAGCTTCGGTGATCTTGTTGAACCGGGGCATGATACCCTTGAACTGGCCGGGCTTGGCACCACCGTAGATGAGGCAAGATTCAACATCCAGAGCCATCGAAGTCACGTGGTCCCGCTCATCCTCTGCATAAGCAGCTTCGGGATTGGGAGCAATCATGCCTTCTTTCTGACGTGCGGTTGCCCAAGACTCAATCATACCCAGATTGTCATTGAACAATTCCTTGTGGCCCTTGCTGGACTTACCACCCTGGTCGATTGCAACCCATTCGTTGGTCGGCAAGGAAGTCTTTCTCAAGCCCATGTGTTCCAGCATCCCGGTAGCCTCGGTGAACGAAGCATCGGAGAGCATGGTAGTGGTGCGGGTGATCTCATCGACCACGTTCGTAATGTCTGGTTTGCCAAGACCTTTGGTCAGCTCTGCCAGAGTCATGTATTCGTAAGCCATTTGCTATTTCCTTCTTACATTTGCCACGGATACTTTTCGCCTTCCCTTGAAAGGAAGGACCCCGAAGACTTCTGACTTCCAACGGAAGAGTTGTTCGGGGGAGTATGCTCACTGATTGATTCCCCAAGCTCTGCAAGAATCTGTGCAACGAACGGATTGTTATGCGCCCCGGTCATCTTCAGTCCCTTGTCAAGCTCAGAGCCTTCCTTCACCAACTTGTCGTAGGCCCTCTTCATGGCGGCATTCTTCGCATCGTACTTGTTGCCCCAGCTCTCTTTCAGAGCGGCTTCGCACATCTCTTTGCCTTGTTTCATGAAGGTCTCGATGTTGCCGTTCTGGTAGTCCACCAGTGCGTTGTAGATGGGTTCTGCCTTGTCCTGCGGGAGGCCAAGCGACTTGAGGGTTTCGGTCAGCTTCTTGGATAGGGTTCCATCAGCGTCAGCACCCTCCACGAAAGTTTTCGTGAATTTGTAGTCAATCGCAGGATTGGTCTCCTGTGATCCCTCTCCACCTTCTTGTGTGTCGGGTTTGCTTCCATCCAGAAGGCCTTTCAGAGCCTCACCCAAGCTGGAATACTTGGAAAGGTTCTCGTTGCCCTTCAATTCGTCAGGGAGCTGTGCCATCCACTTCTGAGCAGTGGGTTGCGTGGTTGCAGGGGTAGCATCGGTCTGCTCACCATTGGGATTCAAATCCGGCGTACTCTCCGGGTTCGGGTCCGCAGGAGTCTCAACGTTCTGCTGTTCTCCATTAACGTGCATCTATATCTCCAATCGACCTACAGGAGGTCGTCTGTCACTTCGCCTGTCTCTTCGACAGTCGGTCGTAAGGCGAGAGGAAGCGAGAACAGGAAGTTCACCACCTCCACAACCACTTCTATGTCCAAGAATCCAAGTTCCTCCAACTTGCGGATTCCGTAATTCCTCAGTGGCAGTTCCTCATGGTTTACCTCTCTGAAGGTCCCCAGATCGGTGAGAAGCCTGATAAGCTCAAGCCTTCCGTCTGGGGTGTTGTAGGCCTTCCTCACGGCATGGCGGTTAATCATGTCCTCGTTGGACAGCTTGGTATGGTTGGTTATCATCAGTTCATACCCGCCGCATTATTGAGATTTCCCTGCCCGCCCATGTTCCGCTGGATTTCAGAAGCCTGTTGCATCTGCTGCATCTGCTGTTGCTGCTGTATCATCGCCTCCTTCTGCTTTCTCATCTGAGCCACATCTGCAAGCTCCCTCAGTACAGACTGCGGTAGCCCGGCGGCAATCATGGCCTTTCTCACGAAGAGGTCCATGTCGATGTTGTCAAAGGTGTTGGTGAGCTGCATTGCGTGGAGGTTCTGCATCCACTCAAGGGAAGCCTGGAGACCATCCTGCATGGCGAACATCTTCACATTCTTTGCAAGAGGTCCATCCAGCTCAATCTTCAGCAATGCGTTCTTGATTCTCAGCAGTTCCTTTGGAGGAGTAGGTATCCTTCGGCCCTTGGACATGATTCTGAACACCCGCTTAACGATGGGGTTGATCTTCATGTACTGGGTCGTACCGAGAATCGAAGCGAGGAGTGCAAGTTCCTCACTCTTGATTGCCTGTGTCTGGGTAGCGGTGAGTACCTTGTCCTGACGCATTAAAAAGTTAAACAGGTCATTGAAGAACAGTCGTCCGATCTTCTCCTCAAGCTCCTTGATTTCCTGACTGAGCCAACCAACGTCCTGTACGCTCTGAATCATCTGAGGTGTCTGTTCGCTGTTGCCTAGGTAGTTCCTTGCCCCCGGATTGAGGGAGAATCGTCCCTTCAGTGATTCGGGAACGGCCATAGGAGGATCGGATACCTTCTGGATGGCTACAAGCTCGTCCTTGGACATGGAATTGAGCCTCTTCAGCTCCGGGAGGAACTTCATTACCAAGCCCTTGCCATAGACGCTGGAACCGTCTGGCTCGAACACATGGACTGCCACAGGGAAATCGTCATAGCCGGATTCCTCTACAATGCAATCTTCGGTTGGGTAGTAGGTCACTGCTGCATAGGGCTTCTCGGTGGAGATAAGTACCTTGCCCTTGTCACTTCTGAGCTTCTTGCGAGGATAGATTGCAAGGATGAATTCATGCTCGGTATGCCCGGCATCGGTCTCCACCTCATTCCTCAAGTCTGGAGGGGTCTTTTCCCCGAACCTATCCAGAGCATCAGCAGAAGTCATGGTGAATCGGATGAAGATGGTATCGATCCTTCCACGAGAGTTTTTGTCAATCCAGAAGTCCCACGGAGCAATAGTCTCAAATACGCATTCTCCATGCTCAACATCGTCATAGACCCATTCAGCGCTTGTTCCCTGAACGGCAGCATCCTTGGTTGCAAGCTTGTCCAGGGGATAGAAATTAGTCTTGTTCAGCTCTGCGAACATCTGGTTCTCGCTGACCTCTAGGTAGTCGTTCGCACCGTAGATGGTGTCAGACTCCTCAAAGTCCTCACCGACCACAGTGAGCTTGAACCAACGCATGGAGGGAGTGATGAGATTACCGTGGTAGCCGTTGATGAACGTGTCGAAAGCAAGAATACCAGCGGTGTTATACAGCTTCACCGCTTTTATCGGACTATTCTCGTTGCTGAATTCATTCATCCTATGCTGGACATAAGCACAAGCCTCCCAACGGAGAGATTCGGTCTTCTGACGGATGGTCTGAAGTCTGCTCCATTTGGCTGCAATGGCTTTCGCCAGCGGGTCATCACCCTGCTTTTTTATCGGCTCTCTTCGGCCAAGATAGTCCTTGGAACCATTATCGAGACCAACTACTACAGTATTCATGGACTCAGTGTAGAAAAATGCAATAAGTCAATGTTGTTGCGAGGTAACGTGAATAAATTGTACTAAAAGCACAATATGGTGGTAAAATATATGCAAAATTGGAGGTGTGTATGAGTGAGGACAATGAGAAACAATCGATGGGTTGTGGTGCTATTATTGGTATTGGACTCGGAGTGTTAGTACTAATATTCATTATCATCTCGGCTCAAGGAGCTAAGATGATAGCGGATGAAGAGAAGAACTGGAAAACAATAGACTGGTCATCGGATGCGTACTATGCTGCACAACATTTTGTAGAGGAGTCTCTTAAATCTCCAAGCTCGGCAACATTCCCAAGACCAAGCAACTCCGAAGTAAAAATTGAAAAACAAGGTCAAACACAACAGTATATAGTGTCTGGATACGTAGAGGCATCAAACTCATTTGGTGCGATAATTAAAACTCGCTACATGGCAAGAGTTGAAAGAAGCTCATACGAAAAATGGAGGCTCATCACCCTTAACTGGTTCTAGATTGGCTCATAAGATACTGGAATTGCGTCCTCAAACTTCAGCCCACGGCCTTCGAGCAAGGACCTGACCTGGTTCTCGACAGACACCGGATCGGGGAAAACCATCTGCGAGCCTGTCTCCGTATCAGCAATCCTTGACAGTGAGTCCAGGGCATCATCGTGAGCGCAGAAAGGATAGGGGATGTACTCTTCCCGGATGAAGGATGACATCATGTCTTCCCTCATTCCCTCCCAGTTGTAGTGCCAGGCATCCTTGCAGAGCCAGATACGCCGTTCACGGAAGATAGGCTCAAGCGCATCGATTCTCTGGCCCTTCGCAGTAGAGGCTCCGACAGGGTTGATTGCGAAGCGATAGTTTCTCTGGTTCATGACATACTGGATATGCTCAATATCAGACTGCATGGACACCTTCTCGTAGAACACGATGGGCTTTCTGTTTCGGTAGGTGAACTGCTGAACGAGTTGGAAGAGCATATTCGTCTTCCCGGTGAGGTCGAACTTGTCACGGATGATATCCAGGACGTAATAGTTTCGGTCAGCACCGAGTCCGATCACCCACATGGTTGTGTAGTCAGCTTTCTTGGACTTGGTTCCGGCGGGGTCAACGATGATGTACGTGTTGAGGTTTGCCATGCTCTGGCCGTCCCATATCTGGAGCCACTCCTTGCTGAAGCCCATCGTGGAGGCTTGCTTGGGGTCACACATCATCTGGGAGGCGAAGACACCACTGCCCATTGCCTTCTTTTTCAGCTCAATGGTCTCACGATCATACAGAACAGGATTCCCACGCTCATCGACACAAGGGTACATACGAAGCTTGGCAAAGCCAGATTCGATGATGGTCTGATATGTATCAGCATAGTGGTAGCGAGTCCCGATGATACGAACACGAAGATTGCCGGAGGAGCCTGTATTCAAGCTCATTTGCCACTGCTTCGTGGTCTTGGCGATCATTTCAGGGGAAGTGACAGAATCAGGCGTAACAACGTCATCGTATATGAGTAGATTGTAGTGACCACCAGTACGCTGACCAATGACCAACCCAGACGCTTCAACAGTGTTTTCCTTCGCATTGGATTTCCTCTTTACACGGATGCCGTCCTCAGACCAGATCATCTTTTGACGGTCCCCATTGGAGTCAATCCAGTAGGGTTTGGACACGTCATCGAAGAGAATGTCCGGGAACAGGTCTATGAGCTTGCGATTCCCCTCAAGGACAAGCTTGATCTGACGAAGAAACTTGGTGGCCGTAGAACTGGAGTATGAGTAGATACAGACAGTTATCTCCGGGTCCACCAAAATGTCTTGAACTGTTTTGAGGAAAGTAATTAGGGTCGATTTGTAATGATCCCTGGCCCATATATCTATGTACCCATCCGGCTCTGCCTGGACCTCCATACAGCGCTCGTACAGCCAATCCCTGTAATGAGGAATGCCGTTCTGGTCTGTGATGTGGTCTATGTCAGTCCTGCCGAGGACGTAGGTGGCGAGGAAGAAGATGTCATTGCGGCACATCATCCTCATCCACTCAGTCAAGGTCCCCTTTCGCTCTGCCTGAGCCATGAGGGACCTGATCTGTTGGTGATACTCAATCCTTGTCAATGCGAAGGCCTCTCAATCACCTTGCAGTAGGGGAATATCATTCCTTTGCCTTCTTGGGTTCGGGGATGCCCTTGACCTCGATAGCCTTCTTCTTACTTTGCTCAAGGAAGAACTTGGTCTGCTCCTCAAGGTCTTCTGCAAGCTTCTGCTCAACAGGCTTCTCTTCTTTCTGTTTGTTGTCAGCCTCAGCGAGTCCGAGAATGTTCACCAGCACCTTTGCAGCTTCGATCTGGTTCTTGAACGTGATGGGGACATCAACCACCTGCCCCTGCTTGGTCACAAACTGGCTGGACAACTCTCCGTTGAACATCTTGGTAAGACGCTTCACAATAGCCTTGGAGTCGATCAGATTCTCTTCTGCAAGCTCCCTGCGCCGTCTTTCGATCTCTTCCTTTACCTTGGGTAGGTTATAGAGCTTGGCTGCGCTGCTGGTCACTGTAGAGCGTTTACCCTTACCCTTGTAACCGCACTTCATCATCGCCTCTCGCTTGTTCCCACATTTCATGTATTCGTCAATGAACCGAAGCTGATATTGGGTAAGCTCGACTAACGTAGGCTCCTCATGGTCTTCCAT